CATGATGATGCAGGATCCACAGCCTGATACCAGGTCTCTGCCTTTCCATCTATCTGGCCCTGCAGATTGACCTTGTCCGGGTTGTAAGTCGTAGTGACAAAAGTATTGAGTGTTGTATCTGAGATCTGCTGTACAGTCTTTCCTCCGACCTTGATTCCTGCTGACAGCTGGAAGTCTCCTGTCCTCATATCCCAGAAGTTAAGGCCTGCTCTGTCTGTGAGCATTCCTGTCTTTACCAGGTTAGCGTTCAGGGTTCCTGTCGTGATGAAGTCGGCCACAAAGCCACCATCAAGAGTTGCCGCAAGAGTGTACTGACCATCGTATCCGGTTGAGGAATAGCCCCAGCCGTTCTTGTTGTATCTCCATACATGGACAGCTTCTTCAATGTTCTCCTTGTCCATGATAAGAAGCTCTTCAGGCTTTCCGTTGGCATTCCTTTTAAGGACTACATAGCCTCCGAGTCCTCCGGTGATAAGTTCTGTAGCATGCTTCTGAGCTCTCAAAAGGTCCGAGTCAACCTCGTTGACTATTTTTTGCTCCTGTGTGGCAACCGTAGCTGATATTGTAGACTTGGCCTCGCCGATCTCAATGCTGTTGTATCTGTCCAGAAGGACGTTGTACTCAGTCTTGATGACTTTTGCCTGTGCATCCACTCCGAGTTTTTCAAAGCGTACTGTCACGGTGTCACAGAGGTTCACCCTCTCAAGAGGTGCTATGTTCTTGTACTCCTCTGTCTGCCATAAGGCCACAAAAGAGACCTTTATGCTTATCTTAGGGATGCCGATATTGTTCGCAGCGATATACTCGTTGGTCTTCTGCCTCAGAGCTGCCACTGTGATCTCTTCCTCATCATCGAACTCCTTTGTGAAGTCCACTGTCTTGATCCTGAGGTATGGATAGTTGCCGGCATTACTTGCCGCTATATACTTCTCAGGCAGTGTGATGAGAGGATCATCCTCTGACTTCTTAACATAAGGGCATACAGCTGTATAGGTCGTTGCGATATTTTTCTCCTGGGTAAGGTCTATGAGGTTCTTACCATACCGGAGCACCACTCCTCTGTCCTGGCCTCTGTGCTGATGGAGCTTTATCATGTAGTTATCCCATTCAAACTCTCCACCGTACAGGTCAAGGATCGTGCCTTCCTTGCCTCCGAGTCTTGCCCTTATGCTCTCAGGGACCTCCTGGATATAATGACCTGTTGTCTGCAGGTCGGTCCATAAAGTAAAGGGATTGCTCCCTATAGCGTTACTCTGCAGCTGAGCCATTGCAGATGCTGCAGAGTTTGCTTCAAAGGGCATTACTGGGATGTGGTTGGCCTGATATGTGATATGCTCGGCATAGACTCTTATCTTCCCTGCTATGCCTCGCTCAATCCTGTAGACTCTGAAAGGCTGTGCATACTTGCCATCTGCAGGTACCGCAAGGATGATCTTGGACTCTGTGATGTCTGAGTAGTGGACTCCTGTGATGGGATATTCCATCTCAAGCTCATAGGCTCCATTCCTCTCCTCACGGACTACGCACTTGATGGAATTAGCCAGCCTTCCCAATCCGTTTGTCGTAAAGGTTGTTGCATTTTCACTGAATAAAATAGGTATCATAACATCCACCACCTTGGCTTAACTATCACTCTGGTTATGCCGCTTCCGAATGATATCCCATTCTCTCCCGGATCCAGGTGAAAGAACTCTCCTGATGTCAGCGTGATGTTACCGTTGCAGTTTGTACTGCCCTTGTAAGCATCCATCAGGTCACAGTCGATGTCTGTGTATCCGTTTGCGCTGTTTATCGTGATGATCTCATTCCCTATGGCCAGTGCTCCGGTGCCATATACACGGATAAGAGGCAGTGCCTTCATCATTGTGTTATTGCAGATGACTGAGCCGCTGGCATATTCTGTCTCCTCTTCACCGGACTTAAGGAAGCGCTGAGGCTTACAGTTAAACTCAAGATCTAGCTCTCCTATCCTGCCTCTTACACTTACCTCTGGGCTTATCTCCCTTGAGAGCATTGCCAGCCTGAACACTTCCGGATGATAGCTGTCCTCAAGTCTCTGATAGCCTGTCACACTCCCTAAGAAGTTCCTCAGGTCCCTCAGATTCCTTGCTACAGGCTTCTTGACTCCGACATGATATGTCGTTTTGATGTTCAGATATCTGCCATTATCAATGTACAGCTCTCCGTTTTTTCCAGGTATGGCTACTGTGCTGTAGTCTCTCAAAGGAGCTCCATGGGTCCCTGTACCACTGAAGACAAGACCAAAATCTTTTAAATTTTTTCCTCCAAAAACTACAAAATTCTTAGCCGCCTCCATATACTGCCTGTGCCCTTTCCGCTCCAGCTGCTATGGCTGCATCTATTCTTGAAGTGATGCCGCTTATATCTACTGATGCCACTGCTGCCTCACACATTCTTGAGACTGCAGAGCATACAACTGATGAGCCATCATCGATACCTGAAGCAAGAGAGTCATCGATTGTGGTACCAGTACGATAAAAGACATCCGATCTTCCGTTGTTTATTTCCAGTGTAGATGCTGTTTTGTCTATAGCTGCCTTTGCTACAGTTTCGTTTGCTGTTTCAACAGTCCCCTGCTCGTCAAGTGTCGCCTGAGCCACTGACTGCTGTGTATCCGTTGCCATCTGAGTAGCATCCGTCTTATATTGCTCAGCCTGCTCCATCTGAGTATCAAACATGTCCTGCTGTGATTTATTGAGCTCTTCATGCTTGGTGTTGGCTGTTTCAATGATGCCCTCATAGCCATCATTAAGTCCAAGGTTCCAGTCATTAAGGGCTTCCTCGGCCGTTCTCTGAGCCATCTGGAAGTCACCAAAGTTCTGGATGATCTCATTGTATTCAGAGCTCTTTTCCTCAGCTGCCTGGACAAAGAGAGCCAGCTCTGCAGCTCCGTCTACTCCCATTCCTACCAGGTAATTGACGATATCCTTAGTGGACTGGTCCGTAGACTCTGCAGCTATGTTCATGGCCTTGTGGACATTGTCAGCATAGTCATTCATGCCCTGAGCATTAGTCTTGAGGTTTTCACTCATCTGCTCAAGGCTTGCCTCGGCCTCTGTTGCCATCTGGTCAAAGAGTCCATTGAACTCAGATACAGTCTCTGTAATCTTCTCAAGTTCCTTCTGCTGCTCCTCAGAAAGTTCATAAAGAGCCTGCTGGATGGCTGCTGAGCTTTCCTCTGCAGAGGTTGCCATCTGGTCATTGGCATCTGTCACATAAGCTGCTGCCTGCTGGTATTCATCAGAGAGAGCTGAGATATTATCCTTCTCAGCATTGATGCTCTCATTGAGTCCATCTATGGCCTCAGCTGCATAGGTGCATCTTGTCTGGGTATCATCAGTGATACGGCCATACTCCTCAGCTTCTTTTTTAGCTGCAGCCATTGCCTCAGACTGTTCTGTGAGAAGGTCGTTTCTCTCCCTCTCAAGATCAGCCAGCCTCTTTTCAGCCTCATACTGCTCTTTGGCTATTTCAGTCATGTCTTCCATGGCTGCCAGAGCCTTCTGCTGCTCAAGAGTTGCATCTATGTTGTCTCTTATGGCCTGAGTGGACATATTGAGCTTTCCGCTGGCATCATCTATTGCAAGGCCAAGGTCAGGATAGATGGTATTGAGCTCTTCAACTATCATCTTCTGCCTGGTCTGTTCTGTAGCAGTGAGCTCAGTCTGTCTCTGAAGACTCTCAAGTTCTCTTATGAGTTTTTCTGATACCTGCCTGTCATTCTCAAGGGACTCCCTGTTCTTCTTCCTCTGTTCAATGGAATCCTTGGTGCTGTCAGCAAGCTTCTTGCTCTGCTCAATGAGCTGGTCTGTTGCTTCATACTGCTCATCATAGGCATTGGTCTGTTCTCTTGTGACTTTATCAAGTCCTATCAGAGCTCCTGCAAGTATTCCTATGGCTGTACATACAAGGCCTATAGGATTGGCAGACATTACTCCGTTGAGGATGGCCTGTGCTGCTGAAGCTCCTTCCAGTGCTGTAGTAAGTCCCTGGTAGGCTGTTATCATGCTTCCTACAATTGAGCCTATCTTCATGCCGGCAAGAGCACCGACTACCAGAGGAGCATTGTCTATGATCCATGTGAGAGCATCAATGAGTACCGGAAGGACATTCTCTCCGGCATCAATGACTCCCTCCATGAACTCTCCCAGCGCCTTGCTCATCTTGTTGAGGGATGCACCTATGTCTCCATCTTCTACAGACTTCTGGAATCTGCCTATTGCATCTGTAGCAGCTTCCACTCCTACTTTCAGATCATCTGAGAATACGTCATAGACAGAGATGCCAAGTCCTTCAAGAGCACTCTTAAGTATGGTGATCTTGCCCTGCAGGTTGTCCTGCATGGTATCTGCCATCCTCTGCGCTGCTCCATTGCTGTTATCGATTGATGTGCAGAGCTTCTGGAAGTCAGCCTCTGATGCATTGACAATTGACAGGAGTCCTGACATGCCGGTCTTGCCTGCAAGCATTGCAGCATACTGAGCTTTCTGTGCGTCAGTCAGTCCGGCAAAGCCGTCCCTCATCTGCTCCATGACTTCCATGAAGGAATACATGTTGCCCTCACCATCTTCAATCTCAATGTGAAGGTCCTTCATGGCCTGTGCAGACTCTTTTGTAGGCTTGGCCATTCTGGTGATAACAGATCTGAGTGCTGTACCGGCATTTGATGCCTTGATGCCATTGTTGGCCATGAGGCCTGTTGCTACAGCCATGTCCTCAATTGAGTAGTGCATAGCTCCGGCAACTGCGCCGGCATACTTGAAAGTCTCCCCCATCATTGCCACGTTTGTGTTGGAATTGGATGAAGCTGCTGCCAGTACATCAGCAAAGTGTGCTGCCTGGTCTGCAGACATTCCAAAGGCTGTCATGTCATCAGTGAGGATATCAGATACCAGGGCAAGATCTTCACCGGAAGCTGCTGCCAGATTCATGACTGCAGGAAGACCTGCTATCATCTGGTCAGCCTTCCAGCCGGCCATCGCCATATACGAAAGCGCCTCGGAACTTTCAGTAGCGGAATACATCGTGGTAGCGCCCATCTCCTTGGCCTTGGCTGTCAGCTTCTCAAGCTCTGAACCTGTGGCTCCTGAGATGGCTGCCACTTTGGACATGCCTGCTTCAAAGGATGAGCCCACTTCTATGGCATATTGTGCTGCTTCTTTGATACCATTACAGAGAGTCTTCAGACCTGCCTCAATAGCATCTGTGGCCAGACTACCCTTTACTACGTCTCCAAAGACATTGAGATCATCTCCGGCTTCCTTGACCTCATTACCAAACTCATCAATAGACTTGGCACAGCCATCCATGCTATTGTTGGCCTCATCCAGGTATTTATCATTCTGGACCAGCTCATTGTTGAGGTCGTTGAGTTCTGCCTGAGCATTATTCTCTGCAGTCGTGTACTGCTTTATTTTCTTTTCACCGTCTTCATACTTGGAGTTTGCCTTGGCCAGTTCGCCCTCAAGATCTGCAAGGACCTTCTTCTGTTCCTCAAGCTCATCATTGGCTGCATCTCCGCTTTTTTCCAGTTCTGCAAGCTTGGCCTTGGCTTCAGAGATTTCCTTCTCATACTTGTCGATGGACTCAGCAGCTTCCAGTTGTGCTTTTTTGGTCTCTTCGATCATCTCAGCATAGGTCTGGACACGCTTGCCTACCTGCTCCACCTGCTTGGCAAGAATCTCATGCTTTTTAGATAATGCCTCTGTTGAGTTGGCATTATTAGAATATTGAGAATTACACAACTTCATCTCAGAGCGCAGCTGTGTAAGGTTGGTCTTTATGTTTTTAAGGTCAGAATTATATTTTGATGCACCCTCTAATACGATGCTTCCACCAATTTTCTTATTAGCCATCCTGTGCCTCTCTACAAGTTGTTGATGTCATCTATAGGCTGATGAGTGAGGTTGTATTCTCTCTGCTCATCCACTATGTCCTGATACAAGCTATTCTTTGCTTCAAAATTCCAGATTGTTCTGTAAGCGTGGAACATTTCACTCCACCTGGCAAAAGTGAGACATTCCAGTTCTTCCTGTGGCACAAAGAATCTGGTCCTCCCCATCAAGTACATCCACTCAATGTCAAGCTCTGTGTCTTCATCTTCCTGGGTGTTCAGTCTTCTTCTTTTTTTTTAGTTTCAAAGCACTTCATGAAAAGGCCATGCACTACCATTCTCAGAAGGAGTGTGTTGAGCTGAAGATCATAGATATCATCCTCTGTGATGAGCTCTGTCTCTCCTTCAAGTCTCTGGCCTTCTCTTATCATCAGATACAGGCCTTTGACCATTGCATGAACAGAAGCCTCTGTCTTTTCCTTTACGATAGTGCCATCTTCATTTCTTTCCGGGTTCCCATCTTCGTCATATACTATCTTCTGACCAAGAAGAGCTCTCTCAAAAGCTGTTATACTTTCATACTCCTCCTGCAGCTGATCCAGTACTCTGAGGTCACAGTATGCAGGATATGTTTTGCCGGCAAGCGTTACATGATCTACTTCTATTTCTCTCATTAAAAATCTCCTACAAAACATGGCAGCGATAACGCACATTGTGCGCTACCACTGCCACTATCATTGTATTCAGCATCATGCTGAAGGTGTTGAGATGTTAAGATAGGTCTTAACATAGTTGATAGCTGCATCTGCAGTCTCAAAAGTCTTCTTCTCTTTCCACTTGCTGTTCTTGTCAGCAATGGCAAGACCTTCCTGCGAAGGAGTAACGTAAGTGATAGACTCACCTTTCGTTGAAAACTCCTCTGCTGCCTCTGTGAACTTAACACATGTGATAATAGTTGCCACATAGGACTTAATGCCGGATACTGTCTGAGCTACTACGAATCCAACTCCTACGTAATTTGACTCATCAGTAGTCTTGTAAATGATTTCACCGTTCTCGGCATCGATCTCATGTCCGTACATTGTGTTTGCTGCCTGGATTGGCAGTGTGTTGGTGTTCAGAGTTACGTTGGCATTCGTGAACGCCTTCTCGTACTCGTCCTGCTCATCATCTGCATAGAGTGAGCCTTCGACATAGTTAGGTGTAATGTTTACACCTATAGCTTTGCCACACTGGAAGCCGTTGCTGTAAGCTCCGGTCTCCTTGTTGTAAGAAGCCACAAAGGGCTTTCTAAGTCCATAGTAAGCCATAAACTTTTACCTCCATTGAGTGATTTCTACTACGAAAGTAGTGTGTCTCTTGTACTTGACTGTGTTTGCATTGGTCTTGTAATCCTCAAGCTGAGAAAAGACGTTGCTGACAACACATTCATCACAGCTTTCAAAGTAGTTTTTTATGATTTTCTTTAGTTCCATGTAGTTTAACTGCTGTTCAGTATAAAGACTCACATATAAAATAGCTGTGTCGGCTTCAGGCTCATCGTCGGCACTAATTTCCGGCGCCTCATTTGCGTAGGTAAAGGTAATATAGTTCTCTTCTTCTCCTGTATGCAGATCAGGCTGAACCTTCAGCCCTGTGATAGGCTCAAGTCCCCTTATAAATTCATTGACATTCATTTGGCTCCTACCTCCTTCTCCCAGATGTCCTGCATCTTCTTCAATATTTCTCCGGTGCAATTCTGTACAGCAGGAGCAAGCCAAGGACTTGGTGTCTGGCCGACTCGACCATACTCAAGCCATATGGCTTTTAAGGCATTTGATACCGGATATCTTTTTATCCTGCCTCCTGTATGTCTGCTGAATGTGTTGCTGGAGTACCCTGAAGGATATACATTCACTATCCAGGCATCCGTCTTTGTCTGCTTCGGCTTGTTTTTCCTCACAGACTTAATCATGTCAGAATCCCCTGGGTGCTTTACTGCCCTCCTCATGGAACTCTTAACAGATTTCTCCAGGATCGGAGCGCATGTATCAAGGGCTTCTTTGGCAATCTTGTCAAAGGGCTTGTCTGTCAACTCTTTTAAAAAATCATCCGGGATTTCCAAATTAAAGCCTGCCATTATACAACCTCTATACCTGATATCTTCACTGTCTCGTTCTTAAACATCACATTGTCTACATTAGTGATGTTAAAAACATGTTTATCGAAAATAAGTCTGAAGTCCTTGGAATTAACGCTGTCCAGCTGAGGGTGATATCTGAGCTCGAATCTCACAGTGTTCTGAGCAGCTGTTTCAGCTGCCGCCCAAAACTCTTTGCCGGAAAGCTTATTTGCATACGCATAATTGGAATAATAAGGAACCCAGACCTCCTTCTCAAAGCCGTCCTTGTCTGTTTCTGTGGTCAGCTGTTCGATGGTTATGAGGCTTCTGTATGCTCCTGCATTCATGACTCCTCGCTTTCCGATGATGGTACCAGGTTAAAGTCGTGTATTCCCAGGAGCCCTTTGACTACCGGATTGACTTTATCCTTGTTCACACTCACCTCTCTGTTGTCGTACATATCAGAGACAAGCGCAAAGAGCACATAGGTAAGATCCTCATAATCATCAAGCTTCCTGCCCTGCTCATCAGGTTCGTCCACACCACCTATGCCGGTATAGCTCTTGATGTAGGAGATGGCAGCTGCTTTGAGTGAGTCGATATATGAGAGCTCATTCTCACTTAGAACTGCTTCGTTTTCCCTTAGCTGTTGACACAGCTCGCTTCTTGTCACCTGACTTATTATCATTTTTGGTTTCCTCTTTTTTGGTCTGCTTGTTGGCCTCGGCCTTATCGTCCGTCGGCTTGGCTGGTTCGTCCTGTTGCGACGTCGCAACGGCTTTGACCTCACTGGCCTCTTCAACTCTTTCAGCATAGCCTGCACTTATCAGATCACGAGCAAGATCATCGGAGCAGTTTACTACCTGCCCCGGTGATGGTGCTATCTCTTTACATGCAAAGCTCTTGAGGGCTTTGATTATCATGCTGATACTCCGTTTTTCTGAACCAGAGCTGCAACTGCCTGCTGATTCTGAATCTTGCAGTCAACTTCAAGCCATGCAACGATTCCAAGAGCATGCTGTGTTGCGTACTTTTCTGTGAGAACCTGTACAGAGTCTTCAACGACCTTTGCTCCAAGAGCCTGCTTGAAGTTTCCATAGTAGATGGATGTGTTTCCAGCAGCTACCTGTGGCATCTGGTCTGATGTGTAGACAGGCTTTCCAAGGAGTGATACTCCAAAGTCCTTTGTCACATCATCAAGGACATAGTATCTGTTCTCGCCATCCTTAAGGTGACGGATCATGTCCAGAGTGTCAGGGTGCATTACGAAGATAGCATCCTTCTGGAAGGCGCTCTTAAGTTTTGACTTAAGAGAGATGATGTCATCCATGGAGATAGCTGCAGCTGCTCCGGATGTAACCTTACGTCCTGCAGCAAGTGTTGAAAGACCTGTGACGCCTCCGTTTGTGCCTACAAG